CGCCTTTCAAAATAACCTTCACAACCATACGCCGGGCCATTTTCAGGCCCGGCTTTTTCTTTTGGCTTACATTCCGAGAGCGGCCCTGATCTCCGCCAGATAATCCGTGCCATCGATCACGCACTTGTAATTCAGTTTGTCGATCTCGACCATGTCATGGCCGTCCAGCGTGATTTTCAGATACGTGCACTCAAACTCATTGGATGCATCCATGCCGGCGCCGACTTCGAATTTTCCCGGCTCGGTTTTTTTCGGCGAGCAACGGACCGCCACCCGCATCGGCACGGTTCGAAGCGTCCCGCTGGCATCGTCTCTGGCCTGGATCGCGCCGCGCAAATCAAGCGCATGGATCTTCGGCGCAGAAAGCGCCAGCAGGCCTGCCGTGGCCGTCCGATATTTCAGACTGACGGTCATGGATTTGTAATGGCCGACCACCGGTGTTTCGTACTCGCCGGCGATACCTGCGCCCTTGACGCTTTCGGTCAAGGATTCCAGACTCGGCAGCGTCACGTCGACGACGCCCTTCAGGTCATTGCCGCCGGATTCGTAAACCCGGAAGTTTTGCAGAATTTCAGGAAGTTCATTGGTTGCCATGCTTTTTCACCTCCTACGCCGAAAACAGCGTTTCAAGATATGCGGGGTCGTACTCGATGATAAAGTCGAGTTCGCGCGCCGGACCAGGCGGGGTCGCGTAGACATGGAACCGGATGATCCCGTCCATGAGATCGGTCGTCGGGTTTTCTTCCGGCAGCACTTCCACCCGTCCGCCGAGGATCATCTGACGCGCTGCCAGCCCATTCAGCCAGATATTGGCCGAATCGACGATGGTTTGCACCAGCCGCCGGTTGAGCGGCGCGTCGACTTTCTGCCAGAAGGTCGATATCAGCGTGTTGTTGATCCAGTCGAACATCCGCCGGATCGGGATGAACGCGTCCTTCGGGTCGGTCGTGCTGGGATAGCAGCCGGTCCGGTTGCCCCATACGCGCCAGCCACCGATGAAATTCAGGCCGGTCACGATGCCATTGCCGTTCAGGTAGTTGGCCTGTTCGGGGCCCAGCACGACCGCTGCGCCACCTGCCAAAACCGTGCTGTTGGCCTGCAGCGTCTTATTGGACGGCGACTCGTTGGGGATATCGTCATTCGCCGCATCCGTCCGGCAGATCACGCCGGCCAGCTGGGTCGAAATATGAAATTCACGGTCGCCGAGTTTTGCTTTGGGCCAGCAGTTGACCTGCCGCGTCGACACATAGTTGTTGGTTTCCTTCCATGCTGGCGCTTCCGTGTATTTCGTCACGGTTGCGGTCGGCAGATCGGTCAGGGCGATGCATTTGAAATGTCCGTTAATGTTGCTGCCCTTGGCCACCATGACCGCCGCGACCGCCGGGTCCTGGCTCCAGCCCGGCGCCAGAATCTGGCCGGGAATCAGCCGGAACAACGGGAATACCCGGTTAACCAGTTCCAGCCCTTCGTAGGCGCCCGTTTCGGCGTCAATGCCGCCGATGATGTCGGCCGAAGCGACCGCACTGGGATTCAGTTTGTCGTAGGATACGACAAGCGAAGTCGTGTCAGTGGTGATGGCTCCGGTGGAAACGCGGGTGATCAGGACTTTGCCATCGGCGTCAAAGGCCGCGACATAGTCGGTCGTTTTGGCAAGCGGACTGCCCTCAGCCGTCAGCTTGACCACCAGAGTGTCAAGCATGATGCCAAGGTCCGGCAGGATTTTCTTGCCCGCCACCAGCACGGCCGCCTGATTGCTGACCGCTGTTTTGTGCGTGGCCGGATCGAGCACGTTCACGAGCACCACCGGCGCCACGTTGAACAGGGCAAAATGGCTGTAGATAAACTCGCACAGCGTGTAATTCGCCCAGTCATCCGACATGCCGAAGGCCGCAACTGCTTCCGCGTAGGTGTAGCAGAGCGTCGGCACATTGACCGCAGCCGGGGCGCTTGCCAAGTTGATCGGCGCCGTACCGAATACAACCGGCAGCCCCGCTTCGACGCTTACCGCCGGCAGGATCGAGGTTGGGACTTCGTTGCCGTAAACCCCATGTTTATAGGACATGCTTATTTACCCCCTTTCGCAGTCCAAGCCAGAACTTCTTTGAACAAGGCGTTGTTCGCCGATCCAGCTTTGAAAATTTCCTGCTCGGCGGCGGCAAAACCGTCCACAGGGACGAACAGGCACTTGACCGCCGGGCATTTTTCGACGATTTGCTTTACGTGTTCGGGGATTCCGCCGCGGTACACCTGATACCGCTGCAAGACTCCGCCGGGAATATTGGGGCCGATATAGATCAGCTGTTCCCGGCTGATCGCAGTGGGTTCGACCGGTTCAGATTTGACCTGATCCGGGTATGTCTTCGCCATATACACCATCCTCCAGTTTGTTTTGTGGTTGTGGCACCTGCCACAGGGTTGTCAGCCAGCAGATCGCCTCCGGATAGGGCTGTTCCCGTTCCGGCGATTCGAGCTCCAGCGGCAGCTGCAGCGAAAACCTGCTGGACAGCAGCCGGTTTGTAAGTAGCGCCTGCCGGATATGTTCGCCGACGTTCCATGCGTCGATGTATCCGTCATCGTCCTCGGACTGCGTACCGATCAAGATGATGATCCGCGCCGTGGAACCGCTGCTGGTATCGCTGACTTTTGTTAGCCGAACGATGACATACGGAAATGTCGGGCTGTCATCGTCACTGTTCGGCAAATACCCCTTGTGAACTTTCGGCGCGGCCAGCGTCTTGCCGGACGTGAGCCGGAAATTCTTCACTGCATTGGCAACGAATTGTTTTAGATCGTCGAGCAGAACCAGCGCTGTCATTTACCCGCCTCCAATATCCGGCCGACTTCGTGGTCGAGACGCTGATAGAACACATCGGACATTCGGTCTTCCACGGCTTTCGATACCGCGTCATCTTCCAGCAACTGCGGCACCGCCGGCCCCATACGTTCCTGAATCGGCTTGCGTTTTTTGGTCAGCCGCCCGAAAATTCCCTCATGTCCGCTCTTCATGGTTGCCCAGAAAGCGCCTTTGCCTTCGCCGGCGGCTCCGGATTTTCTGATCCTCGCCGTTACTGGATTGGCCCGAGGCGCTGCCTTCCATTTTGCCAGTGGGATCAACCTGCCGCGTGACTCCAGCGATGCGCTGAGCCCGCCGGCAGACGCCCGCTTGATCCGGATCGTGTTCAGTATTTCTTTGTTTGGCAAAAAATATTCCTTGCGCAGTTCCCGGCTTCCGGTTGTTTTTCCACTATCGGCCGCCCGGTTGATAGCCCGGGAAGCCGCTTTTTGCACGCCACCCGGTACGAATTTGAGCAGTGCTTCTGCTTTTTTCAGTTCGTCGGACACTATAGTGATCATCCGTCATTCAGCCCCAGTGTAATCACCCAAAGGCCCGCCTCTTCGGCGCAGTCCGCCACCAAATATGGCTCGTCGTCAAGACGCAGCTTTTTGCCGTAGACGGGCCGCTTGGGCAAATCCGTTTTTTTGACATACAGCCTGGTCAGTGTCAAGGAAATACCGTCATATTGCTCGCTGTCCTGGGCGCTGCGGACTTTGTTCAGGTCGGTATCGACGATGCAGAGCATGTCCGTCCCGTTGACATTGTGGGTGTCGGCGAAGGCATTGAAAAAGGCGGCCAAATCCTTGACCGCCTGATTCATGAAGCTCATGGCCTACAGCACCGTGGCGAGATACCAGCTGTCAACCATCGTCGGGATCGGCAACGGCCGGGACTGCAGCGCCAAATACCGTACGGACGGTTTTTCCTGCATCCAGGTTTTTGGCACGCGAGGCAGGTTGAACGTTCCATGGTTGACGTCGATGATCGACGCATAGGCCATGGTGAAACCGGTCGCCGCGGAATCAGCTGACGCCATAATCACGGTACCGGACGGCAGCAGCGGCTTCTCCGTGTTGTCGGTCGGATCGATGTACCATTCTTCATAAGACACGATGTCCAGCCCGATCTCGTTGATGTGAGCAATGAAGCAGGTACCATCCGGGTCTTTGGAGCGCGGGGCAAAGTTGCCGAAATTTGCAGACGGCGTGTTGAAATACTTCACAACGGCCGGATGAGCCAAGAACGCGTCGGCAGCATCGCTATCCATAACCACATGAGTCGGCGTGTAGCCGGCTTTTGCAAGCAGACGTTTCCACGTCTTCAAGTTCTTGATCGGGTCACCGGTATAGTCCGACGCAACATAGTTCCATTTTGCCTTTGCCGCCAATGCGCCCGATTTGTTAGTGAATCCGAAATCAATCGTTTGGCTGATTCCCTCGCCAACCACCGGAATCGTTCCGGTTGCCAGTGCTTGCGCCACCATCCATTCTTCACGGCGGGCAATCATGTCGTCAAACGATGCCAGCTTTTGCGAAACCAGCGCCGCCAACCGATCATCCGGAGAGTTGCCGGAATAGATGTTCTCGCCCGGAAGCCGCATTTCCAAATCCTCGCCGGTGAACGGATAGTCCGGCGCCACCATCGGCGGTTTATAGGTCTGGGTCGTGAATCCTTCATTGGCAACCGTTTTGCTGCCGATGCGCGGCGAAACAAACGGGGCTAGTTTTCTGGTTCCCTTCACCACGTCGATATCGACGGTCGGGGTGATGATCGGATTGGTCCGGTTGAAAAACGTGTTGGTCAAAAACCGCTTGGCCGGTTTCAGATTGCGGACCACGCCAAGCAGGGTACGGGTTTCAAATACGCTAATAGGCATTTCTCAATTCCTCCTTACGCTACAGTTTTGACGAAAATCCCAAGTTTGCGCAGGGCGTCCTTATGCAACGCATAAGTGTCGGACCCGCCGAAGACCAGTGCCGCCGCGTTGAACTCGCCGGTCAAATAAACCGGGGCGACCACTGCTCCATCCGTTGCATTGGCATCGCTGGCCAGCACCGCCACCGGAGCATCGCTGCCGTCGATATTCGCGGAGTTGACCGCATTGTAGTTGCCGGATCCCGCAGCGATCGTCACTGCAAAACCGTCGCCGACCGCAAAGTCCGCGCCGGCGCCGTCAGCGATCGCAAATTTGATGTCGTTCGCGAAAGTCGCGCCGACAGCAACGTCACCCAGGACATAACCGTCCGGATCGAACACGCGGAACGTACCGCCGTTCGTGGCCGTTGCCGTGCATTTCACAGCATAGGCGCCAGCTTTTGCACCGGCCAAAATCGGCGTTGTGGCGTTCATGGTCAGCGTGCCGTCGCCGGTGTTTGCCCCATCTTCTCCCGCGCCGGCAGCCGCGACGGTCGCAGCGCCTTTGGTGATCTTCCCAAGGACAGTTCCGCGAGTAAGGTTCTGCCCGCTGGCGATCGTTACCGAATCGGTAACAACCGGATAACCGGATCCGGTCACGAAAAGCTCGGTCGCGGAAAAAGTTTCAGACGTTACAGCCAGATTTTCGTTCATTATTTACCTCTCCCTTCGTTGGCATAGGCCGTCATTTTGTCGACCAGCGCCTGCCGCTCTTTTTCTTCCTGCGCTTTGGTAGCCTCGGGCGCAGCCGCGCCGCCGACCGGCAGCAATTCTGTCGCATCGGCCACGATCGCCTGGAGGGTTTTTACGCCCTTTTCCTTGGCGCTGGCGATGATCTGCATGGCCACCTGCTCCGCCGTCGCACCGGTTTCATACCGGGCTTTGTTCACCAGGTCTTCATTCCCCGGCAAAGCTACGGCGTCGAGCGATTTCATGCGGGTGCGCTCTTGCGCGACCCCATCGGCCAGCACTTCGTTGTATAGTTCCGGGTATTTTTCGCGAAACTCTTTTTTGTCCAATGTCTTTTCCTCCTCATTGCTTGTTTTTGTCGTTACCGGCGGAGCCTTTGCCCCGTCGGCCAGGTTGTTTTGCGGCGCGGCGCTGATAAACGCCGGCATTGTTGCAAACGCGCTTAAATCAAAGTCCATTCCTGCGATATTGAGCGTTTTCCCTTTGATCTGCGCCGCAATCGCCTTGGACCCCAACACTTCGTCCGCAAACCCCGCTTCGACGGCTTCCACTGCCGTCAACCAAGTTGTTTTGTCCATGATCTCGACAATTTCGTCGCGCGTTTTGGTTTTACAGCGCGATTGGTAAGTCGCCACAAGGGCATCCCGGACCTTGTCCAGATAGTCGGCCGTTTCCCGCAGATCACTAGCGAAATAATTGCCGATCATCAGCTGTAGCGGATTGTGAATCATCATCATGGAGCCTGGCGGCATCACGATTTTATTGCCGGCCATGGCAATGACCGAGGCGATGGACGCCGCGATTCCGTCCACATACACCGTCACATTCGCCGGATTCTGCCGCAGGATGTTGTGGATGGCCTGCCCGGCAAACACATTTCCGCCGGGGCTGTTGATGTGAACATCGATCTGATCGCCAAGACCGGCCTCCCTGATCTGTGCAATTACGCTCTCCGGTGTTGGCAGCCCCAGCCCCCAGAAGTCCTGGTCCACAACCGCCCCGTGAATATTAAGATTTATCGTCTTTGGCATCTTCCTCATCACCTTCCTTTTCGCCAGACTTGACGCTTATTTTTGCCTCGGTGACCAACCCGCCGTCACGCATCATTTGCTCTTCCCTAACGCGCTGACGATAGTTTTGGTTCCAATCGCCGCCGGTAAGCTCGGCGGTTTCCCTTGCCCGGGTGCTGAATCCGTTTTCGACTCTCAGGATTGCGGCATTGACTTCTTTGAGCGGATCGATCTGCCCCGGCGACGGCCCATTCCATTCCGCTCCGCAATATGCCGCCCGGATTGCCGGATCATCGAAGAATCCGGGAGCCGATATTCTCCCCCGGGCCACGGCTTCTGTTAGCCATTCCTCATAAATTGGCTGGCAAAAATCCGTGGTCAGCCAATCCCGCTGCCGGCGGAAATGTTTCCACGCTTCCAGCAGCGCCGCCCGTGAGGCGGAATACGACGCCGTGAAGTGCTTGTTCAGAAGTTCCACCGGGATCTCCAGCGCCGCGCCAATTTGCCGCGATATTGCCAGCACAAACCCGTCAAACGCCGTGTTTGGCCTGCCCGGGTTCACTGATTCGATTTTCTCGCCCGGCAGGAGTGCAACCACCGTTCCGTTGCCAAGCTTGATATCCGCCTGGATATCCTCGTCAACCGACGTTCCGGTGACCATTCCGGCGCCCGCATCCTCGCCAAACCCGGTTCCGACGTCGCCGTTTTCAGTGGTTATGGCTGCCGTAAACAGGCCGCTGACCACCGCCGCCATGATTTCGGCGTCGGTATAGCGCCCCAACTGTTTCAGTGGCTCGATCACCGGCGCCAGCATGGTCACGCCACGGCGCTGTCCGGGTCGCTCCATGTCCATCAGCAGATGCAACATGTTTCTCCGGCCGGACCTTGCTCCGAACGCCGGAACCTTCGTCCATTCGTTCAGTTTGGTGTTCAGCAGGCTGAGCGGGTGATATTTCGCGACGTAATATGCAACCGGTTCCCCATATAACCCCGATTCAACGCCTTCCATAATTGGCGGCTGTTCTACGATGTCGTAGGGGTTGCAAATCCTATCAGCTTCGATAAGCTGGATTTTGAGATAATACACGTCGCCGGCACGCCGGATCATCGGCAACAGCGCAAACACATCGCCGGACATGGCCGCCGATACGTATGCGAGCTGCTGGAGTTGGTAAAAATCGCACATCCTTGCCGCGTCACAGTTCTTCTTGTCGGCAAACAAGGCGAATTCCCGGCGCGTATTCAGCTCCCACGCCTCGGCATCCTCGTCGCTGAGGCCCAAATACCGGGCATCGATCTGCGGATTCAGCTGCAGGCCGATCCCTACCACATTGGTCCGCCCCGTCTTGATCGCGCCGTTGGCGATCGGGTTTCCCATATAGAGGTCACGACCACGCTGTCGCAGGTCCTTGACGTTCAGCGTGATGTCATCGTCCGGCGAGGCGCTGACATTATTCCAGCCGACCATGGACGTCCGGGTCCGGTTTGCGCCGTGATGCGAGTAACCGGTATTGACTACGGCCGGCATCGGCGCTATTCCCCCGGGGTCCGCCCTGCCCATCACCCGGGCCGGTACTTTTCTGTTAATCCAACCAGTCGATCTCTGTCTCATCAATCGATTGGCACCACCCTTCTAAACCGTCTGGACTGGCCAGACAGCCTGTTCACTTCCCGCTGCCAGAACGCGATCCGCTCTTTGACTTCCGCCGCATCGACGCGAGTCAACGTTCTGCTGCCGATTCGCAGCTCCTTGCCTTCCGCCAGGGCCAGATCGGCGGCCAGCCATACCTGCAAATGTTGCTGGGCTTCCGTCAACGTCATCGGGTTATCCTCCTTTACTCAAACAGAAACACCGGAGCTCAACACCCGGCGTTTTTTTATGCCATTTTGCGGTTTTGGCGTCGTGGCCGGCCCACTTCCTTGCATTTCGGCCAGCAGCTCCATGTTCGGATTCAAGATTTCGATTGCCGCCAGATTGTAGTTCTCCAAGTCTAGCGGCTCATTTCTGGCGCCTTCGTAGCGCTTTTCCCACGAAACACTGGCCCGGCCTTTGTTGTACCGAAGTTTCCGGCGTTCCGACGTCAGCCCTTCGAAGTAATTGCGGCCGTATCCCTTGAGCTCCTCGATCGGATAGTGGCAATAATTCGGCCCCGGTTCGCTGAGCAGCAGGTCCGATGCGATGGAATCCTTGCCGACATCGACGCCGACCAGAAACAGCCAAACGCCGGCCGCATTCTTGTTCTTGGGCCGGTAAATGAAAGGGATCCCACTGCCGCCTTTGCCCTTGATGGCCCAAACGCGCCACATCTCACGTTTCTTGCAGTAGGCATAGACTTCTTTGGTGTGATGGCCGCCGGAGTCGATGCAGGTCGTGGCGATTTTCATCTGCAGGCCATCTTCGCGGGTAAACTTCCGTTGTAGCACTCCATCAAGGTCCGCCCACGTCTCGGCGCGGCCCGGATCGCCCATGATCACGCCGTATTGAATGCCCCATTTCTCACGATTCAATCCCCAGCCTTTCACTTCGTATTCCAGCCGATTGTCCTGGGTATCGACCGAGCAGGTCAGCACCAGCACTTGTCGCGGCACTTCGCAGTTATAGCGTTCGCGCCGGGCAATCAGCGTTTCCGCATCGGTGCCTTCGCCGAGCTCCTCCCACGTTTCGCCCAGGATCGTGTTGACAAATGTTTTCAAGCGACTCTGCTTTTTCTGCGCCT